AGAAACTGGTATTTATGAAATTCGCCCAGCCAGTTAAGGGCGTAGGTCGTTGAAAAACAAACGATTTAATTGGTTAATTTTGTAAAGAATTTATATTAAGGATTAATGGCTCAACAAAACTACTACGGACTCCCCAATCCCCTATCTTCAGATGCAGAAAAAAACGCACCAGAATTTGGATTGAAAGTAATGAAATCATCATACTCTCAATGGTTAAATGGATATGGTGGGGTTAGTCAAAAGCAAAGACAAGTTCGTTTCGATTATAACAGAGCTTACGCTACTGGGCAACAGCCTATGCAAGAGTTTCTGGATTTTTTAGATATTAATGGTCAGCAACCGTATTCAAACTTAGACTATACTCCGCTTCCTATTGCTATACCTATGATTCAGCGTATAAAAGATAGGTTTAATCAACGAATTGAAAAAATACGTTGTAATGCTATTGACCCTGTTAGTATTTCTAAAAAAGATAAAGAAAAAGCTGAAGCCAAATTTAGAATGCAGTTCAAAAATGAAATTCAGCAACTTCAAGAAAGCACTGGCGTTCAATTAGAAGACCCAGATGCGTTTACGCCAGAAGATAATGACGAAAACGAAATATACTTTGGATTCAATTATAAACAACGTGAAGAGGTAATGATGGAACAAGGCATTGACCTTGTGATGTACGATAACGATTGGACCGAGTGTAAGAATGGAATGCTTGATGATTTAATTACATTTGGTATCTGTGGAACTAAAACCTTCATTGATGCTAATGGTAAAGTAAGAATTAGAAAAGTAAATCCATATAACTTAGTATTATCTTATAGTGAGCGTGATGACCTTAAAGATTTAGAGTGGGCTGGCGAGATTGTGTATATGAGCATTGCTGATGTACGTTTAACCTACCCAGGAAAAGTATCTGAAGAAGAGTTGTTCAATATAGCAAGAAGTGCTACATCTAAATACAATAATCCTGCTGCCTGGACATTTACGTGGAACTACCAATATGCAAATGCTTTTGCAAGACCATATGATGCGTTCCGTGTTCCTGTTATGCAGCTCTCCTATAAAACTTTGTACAATCTTAAGTATGAGAAAAACCAAGATAGATTTGGCAAAACTCTTTTAGATAGAACAGAGAAAATGAAAGATGGTAAAGACTACATTAAGTCTAAACCATACTATGTAGAATACGAAGGTGCTTGGATTTGCGATACAACACATTTATTAAAATGGGAAATTGCAAACAATATGCTTAAGCCTAACGAGAACTTGCAGGAATGTTTGTTACCGTTCTCTTTATATATGTACAACAATAATAGAATGACTAACAAGCCTATTATTGAAACAATGATTCCATCTATTAAACAAATGCAGTTAGCTCACCTTCAAATGCAGAAGATTGTAGCACAAGCTGCACCAGATGGTTATACTGTAGATATTGCAGGTATGAGTGATGTAGATTTGGGTAATGGTAAGGGTGCATTACAGCCTATGGAATTAATCCGTATCTATAAACAAACTGGTGTTATATATTATAAAGGTATGGTAGATGAAATGGATGGCAATAACAGACCTCCAATCACACCATTAAACGTGCCATTTACTGCGAAGTTGCAAGCGTTTATTGAATTGTATAATTTTGAGTTAAACAAACTTGAAAGAATTATTGGTTCTAACTCATTAGACCAAGGTATGATTTCCAATCAAGCTGTAGGTGCTAAAGTATTAGAGTCTGCTCGCCAAATTGGAGAGAGTTCTATTAATTACATATATAATTCATATCTAAATGTATTTGAAAGAACCGCAAAACAATCAGTAATGAGGTTGTGGGATATTTTAGTGTTTGGAGAAAAAGGAGGGTATGCTGGATATAAATATGCACTCGGAACAGATAGAGTTGATTATATCAAATTAGAAGCGACTGACGATTTTGAAAAAACAAACTTTGATGTTAAAATTGAAGCTGTTAAAGATGAGGGTGAAAAAATGCAATTAGAGCAAAACATTCAAATGGCTTTAGCTCAACAAAGCATTGAACTAGAAGATGCTATTCAGATTCGTTTACTAGACAATCCTAAAGCTGCCAACTATTATTTAGTTTCTGCACAGAAAAAACGCAGAAAAGAAAGAATGGAAGAAGCTCAACAAAATAGTCAAATGCAAATGCAACAAGCTGTACAAGCAGCTCAAGCTAAATCTCAAGGTGAGATGCAGTTGGAACAAGCTAAATCTCAGTTTAAATTACAACAATATGAGATAGAACTTGAAAACGAAAAAGAAAGAGAAACGCTTAAATACTTTAATATATTACGTGTTAAAACACTTGAAGAGTTACTTAAACAAGGTACTCCTATAGACCAAATGCCTTCTTATATATTTGATGGTATTGATGGGGTTGTTCAGACTCAAAAACAATTAATAATTGAAGAGCTTAACGAACAGCAACAAGAACAAATGCAACAAGCTATGTTAGCTCAACAGCAACAACAAGAAGGTCAAGAAATGACCCAAGAAGCTGGAGCAGAAGGAGCTGTACAAGCTGAAGAGCAACCAATGTAAAAACATATTGAATTAATAGTTAATTTTGTAAAACAAGAAAGGAAGAAAAAATGGAACAAAATGTAAACAAAGTTGCATCTTGGGAGGATGTGCTTTCGGATAATTATAATGCCGAGTCACAAGCCGAACAAGTGCAAGAAACAGTACAGCCTACTGGAGAAGAAACTCCTCAAGCTGAAAACACTACTGATGCTGCTGGAAATCCAGTAGAACATCAAGAACAAAATGAAGAGCAAGTAGGTCAACAACAATATGAAGCTCCTCAATATGAATATGAAGAAGAAGATGATTACTATGAGCCACAATATCAAGCTCCAGTAACATTAGAAGATTTAGATGAAGATACTATTTATGAGTATCTATCTATTAAAAAAACTAACTATGACGAGGTAAATGATATCGATGTCTTAGCTGGTTTTATATCTTCAGAAAATCCTAAATGGGATACTGATGATATTGAGTTTGAACTAGAGCAAAAATATGGTTCAGCTCTATTTGAGGATAAAATTGATTTGCAAGAAATTGACAAAGATATTTATCCAGACGAATACAAAGAGGCTGTTAAAATCAATAAAGAGATTGACAGAGCTCAAAAACTTTTAAAGCGTGATGCGTTAGATAAACGTGCCGAATTAGAAGACTTAAAACAGAACATTCAATTACCAATATCGGGCAGACGCTCTGATAATAATGTTAATGAGTATTCAGTTGAAAACTCTCAACAACAAGGATTAAGTCCAGAGCAAATTCAATATTTGCAACAACAATGGGTTGATTCTGTTGAAAGAGATGTTCCAAGTGTTAACGAGTTCAAGTTTAATTTAGGAGACGAGGAAGTTTCTTACAAGGTAACAGAAGTCGAACAACAACAGTTGGTTCAGAAAATGAAAGATTTCAATGCTGAAAACTATTTAGTGGACCGTGGATGGGTTAACCAGGATGGAACTCCAAATGTTAAGAAGATTACCGAGGATGTGTATATTCTTGAGAATGCGGAGAAAATGTTCAAGTCTGGTTGGACTCAAGCCAAAGAAAAGGCAAAGATGGATATTATCGGAAAGGATATTAAAAACATTAATCTTGGCTCCCCTAACACTTCATTTGATGCTAAAGGCGGAAACCCTTATGATTTTGGTGATTACGTGTTAAGCTTATAAACATAATATTAACAATTTAACAATTTAAAAAATGGCAACTACTCCAAGTACCTTTAGTACCGCGTCTGCAACCAGACAAGGTACGTTAATCTCGGAACTTAATATCGTTGTACCACGTGCGTACAAAGAATTTATAGATAAGTTTCAATTCGTTCCTTATGTAATGATGAACGAGCTTGCTGGTAACACTATGGCTACCGACAACAAATTATTTTACCACTACGAATCAAAAGGCCGTCAAATGTCTTTTGTTACTTCATCTAACGCTCAAACTCCTGCTGCTGCTGCTTCTACCACAGTAAACATTGCTGCTGCTGACACCTATGCTTCTGGAACTAAATCTTTACCAGAAGTTGGTATGATTATGTATAACTCACGTACTGGTGTTGAATCTCGTGTAACTGCTGTTAATAAAACTACTCCATCTGCTCACACAATGACCATTGCTCCAGTTATAGCAACTGAGGCTGCAACATTTGTTGTTGGTGATACATTCCAGGGTCGTGGTTTTAAATATGTTGGTGAAGCATCTGATTACACAACTACTCAGGTTCAAACTATTGACAAATTTACTAACTACGCTACTCAAATTCGTATTGACTCTCGTTTCACTGACTTAAACTTAGCTGAAGCGATTGACTTTGAATATGATGGTCAACGTTATTACAAGTACAAGCAATTAGCTGATGATAACAAAAAATTCTTGTTACAAAAAGAATTGATGTTAATGGACTCTAACTTAACCGACAACTTAGGTTATGATGAGACTGGTTCTGCTGGTGTTATCCAACAGACTGAAGCTAATGGTTTACAAATCGGTTATAGCTCTTTTGGAGCTCAAACTACTTTTGCAGACATCGAGCGTCAATTAGACTCTCAAGGTGCTCCTGCTGAGTACGATTGGTTATGTGATGTGAACCAAGATATCGCTATCCAAAATGCTTTGGGTAACGATTTCAATAACGGTGCTATTCTTTACGCTCAAGGCGATGCCGCTGATGGTAGTTTAGCTCGTGGTTTCAAATCATTCCAACCTTATCACCGTAAGTTTAACTTCACTCGTTACTTGCCTTTCTCTGACGCTGCTTTCTACGGTTCTAACCCGTCTGGTAGCTTGCGTAAGAACTTCGGTTTATTGATTCCAAAAGGAACTTCAACCGATGCTAAGACTCGCAACGTAGTACCTCGTTTCAACATCCGCTACCAAGATATTCTTGGCAACGGACAGAAAGTTCAAATTGCTGAAACTGGTGCATTAGCAAAAGTTCCAACTTCTGCTAAAATGGAGTTGACTGTATCACAAGTTGGATACTTCGGTGTTCAAGTTATGGGTGCAAACCAATATGCAATCGTAAAAGGTGCATAATTAATATTGGGGGAGGGTTCGCTCTCCCCCTTTATATTTTAA